CGCGGGCCCATAGAGTCCCGTCGGAGCGGAGGGTGACCCTCGGGATCCGGATGGTTTGGGCGGGGCTGAGGATGGCGAGGATTTTGATGGTTGTCATTTGGTTTGGTTTGTCGTGCGGCTGATTCCCTCCGACAAATAGAGACTCGCATGAGGTTGCAGGTTCCGCAAGGACAAAAGTGCGGAATCTGCGATTATATTTTACCCGCCCCCAGGGGGGCTGCTTCCCATCGCCACACCTCTCGGCCGACGACGAGGATGGATCCTCCAGATCCGGGGATTGGGGGGAGTGTGGGGGTTGGCTGGGGCTTTACCGTCGTTGCCAGTGGCAGGTTTCGTGCCCGCACCCCTTGGAGAGTCTATCGACGTCGTCCTGCAGGCGGGCAATAATGCCGTCCTGCACTTTGAGCCGGTCGCGGAGGGTGGCCCAGATGATAGCGGCCAGCGAGCTGATGGTGGTGCTTAGGATTCCCAGTGTGGCGAGGATCCAGCCCATTGGGATTGGGACGTCGGCGCCGAGGATTAAAAGCATAGAATCAGCGGAGGCGGATGATGCTGCGGATTCCGGCCACGCGGCGGGTGCGGGCATAGACTCCCCCGCCCTCGCGGGAGCCGGAGGCGTCGGTGTTGCCCTCGATGGTCCTCACCGACCATCCGTCCTCGTCGTCGGCGGCAAGGCCGATGTGGGAGATTTTGAGGACGAGGATGTCCCCGGCGAGGATCTGGTCAGTGCCGGGCTTGAGGAGCTGCGCGACGTCGTCGCGCAGGCGGGCCCAGGTCTCGAAGTCCCACGCGCCGGCAGTCTGGGGGCGGAGGCTATCCGGCATGCCGGCCTCCCGGCAAAGCCAGCACACGAATGCAGCGCACCAGGGCCAGCCGGAGCCGTCGAGCCAGGTGGCGGCCTGGTATTGCCGAACTCGCGGCCCGCTGTTGGAGTTCGTGGGCGTTTCCCTTACGCCGATCTCTTGTAATGCGAGGCGGACCAGCGTTGCAGGGAGGTGATTGCCCCCTGCCGGGACGGGGAGAGACTTCGCAAAGGCGGCGCGAGTGCGGGGGCCGTCCTGGCCGTCGATGCGGCCAGGATCGAAGCCGAGCTTCTGAAGGCCGACTTGTTGGAGGTAGATGGGGTGGGAGTAGGACATGGCCTATAGGCGAGGGTTATTTGTCTGCGGGGATGATCTCGGGTTGGCTGTTGGGGGCGAGGAAGAGGCCGAATCGGGAGACCCCATCGTCGGGGTTGCCGGCGCGGTAGTAGCCGGGGGTGGCGGTGCCGTTGTCGGTGGCGCAACTGGTGAGGCCGGAGATGAGCAGGAGGGGGATGTAGAGGCCGATGTGCTTGAGGATGGTGATGAGCTTGGCGAGGAATGCGTCGTCCCGGGGGGTGGGGGTGAGCTTGACGATAAGGCGGGCGGCGATGACGAGGCCGCCGATGATGGCGATGAGGCTTTCCCAGTGGTCGGTGATCCAGTTCATGGGGGTTGGGGGGGGGGGGTTAGTCGGGGACTTTGGCGATGTTAAGGGTGATGACGGGGGCGGTGCCGGTGTTTGCGGCGGTGATGGTGATGGGCTCGCCCTGGCGCAGGCGAACGACTTTAATGGCGGCCGCTGAAAGGGGGCCGGCGGTGGAGCCGAGGTCGGGGAGCTCGGTCTCGCCAATGGTGGTGATGATGGTGGTGGCCTCGAAGTTGTCGGCGGCCCCGTTGCCAATGGAGACTTCGATCGATCCGCTTTGGAGGGGCTTGTAGGTGTAGGCCCCGTCGGCGGCGATGATGGTGGTGTCAGTGATTTCGGGCATGGTGGTGGTGGTGGTGGGGAGAGTTTATGGCAGGGTGAGGCCTGTGCAGTCTTCCCAGAGCGTAGCCAGGGAGAGTGTGAATGCGTCCATGTCGGCGGCGACGGAGAATCCTAGCCCCCCGAACCATGCCCCGATTGTCGGGTCAGTGTAATCGCTATAAACGCCGGTTTCGTTGCGGGCGCAGCCGGTCATTTCGTAAGCGCAGGAGTAAGTATCAGCAGCGGAAGGATTTCCTGCTGTCCGCGTCACCCCTGCGCCTCTACGCCGATGGATTTCCCAAGCGGTGCTCGACCACCTGTGGTTTGAGATGACCCCGACTGTATTTTCGTATGAGAGGGGAGTGACATAGGCGTTTAACCCTGAGGTGTTGTTATGCGCAATGAGTGTGTTGGATGTTGGCTTCTGGAGGTTCAAGTTTCCGGCGCCTTGCTGCGCGCTCATAATGCGGCCCGTTTTGCTTTGCGCGGTCATGATTAAACAACCCATGAGAGAGGATACCCCGTGATCTAATCCCATCGTGTTTGGAGATGCTCCAAAACCAAATCGGTCTGTGGTCCCGTTCGATTTCGCGCCCCCTGATCCATGTATCCAACCCGCGCCGGTGAATACCCCAGACCCCAAAATAACCAGGTCGATGGCATCCGGTCCCGCGCTGCCCCAGATGGGGAGGAAAAGTCGCTTGATTCCGTAGTCCCGTGTCCAACCTGCGCTAAAGAACGTATTGAGCGCGGGGGACTGCGCGGCTGTCACCGTTCCTCCTGCGGCCTCGACTGCCTCGATATAAGCGGCCGCGTCTGGGTCCAGTGGTGTGGCGCCCGTGATGTCGGCAACGATGTCGGCAACGATGTCGGAAACGATGGATCCAACCGGGTTGGAAGTCAGGCTCATGGTTTGTAAAGTCCGGTTGAGGATACCAGCCCAGCGTTGACGACTTGCATTTGGGAGGAGTTGGTTGCGACCACCGAGCCCGATTGCTGGAAACTAAGCATGAGATTGTCAAATCCGCTGGCAGCGGCAGCGGATGGCGCGTTGCTGCTGTGCTTGATGATGGCGGGGAAGTCCGCGGAAAGAGTCTGCATCTCGGAGGCGTAGATGACTCCGGTGTCCAGCCAGCAGATGTAGGTTCTTCCGGAGTAGTCATTGTATTTGACTTCGGCTAGTGCTTCCGTGCTGGCCGAGCGGGTAGTCCCGTCATGGGAAATGATGTTGGTCCCGGTGCTTGTGAATTCCAAGCCGAACCCCTTGCCGGTCAAGTCGGTGCCGGTGGCGGACGCGCCGAGGAAGATTCGGAATTTTGAGTCTGCGTGGGAGACGCGCCCTTGGACGCGGACGTAGAAGCAAACGCTTGAGGCGTAGAAATAGGTACCGGCCCCAGTGTTGATTCCGGAAAGTATATCCTCCCCGAGAATGACGTAGCCGGTTGATCCGTCCGCCGATCCGACGCCGGCGGTAATTTTGTTAAAGGTGCGCGTGACGTTCGCGTGGGAGGATCCGGTGATGTTTGGGAATTGGAACGGGGTGTGTTCCCGCAGGGTCCGTCTAAGGATATCATACATATCCCCGACGTGAAGGATGCTGTTGGCCGCCACCGGTCCGCTGGTGCGGCCTGCCGTTGGGGCGAGGTAGGGGAGGCGGGTAAAGACGTAGTCGACGAGGACAAGGGAGCCCTCCGTGGTCGCGTGGGGGCCGATGGGGTCTTCGGTTAAGCCGTCGGCCATCGGCTGCCGTCCAAATGCGGGAGCCACGTCGATGAATGACTCGTTGAGTTCGCTGGCCAGAGACCAGAGGTATGCCGCGTGGTCCCGCTGGGCCGCGAGGACGGCGGCGTTGTTGGTGCCGTAGGGGAGACGGGAGAGGAAGAGCCAGTGGGGGGCGGCGCTGTGGGTTCCGGCGAAGCCGTTCCAGGCGGTGTAAAGGGATCTGTATCCCGCGTCGTCGCTGTGGCCGTCGTAGAAATGGCACCAAACCAAGTCAAGGTCCAAGTCATCGAGCACTCCCTGCATGAGGACATTGGAGGTCCGAATGTATCCAGACGGGCTACCCTTGATTCCAGACGACCCCTCAAAGATGAGGTGCGCCCCGATTCCGTTGCTCCAGGTCTTGCGGAATCGGGAGGAGAGGATGTGGATGGTGCCGCCGGAGACATGCTCCAGGTTAAGGGTGTAACTGCCACGGGGCACTTTGATGCGGGCGATGCCAAGGGCGATGGCGCCCCCGTTGTCGGCGTCGACATTAACCGTCCCAGCTCCGCTCGGCCCATAGTCGACGAATGGGCCAGCCACGGGACCGGCCTGCATTTTAAAGGCGCCAGCTCCGTTTTCTTTCGCGTAGTAAACGGTGATCTCATCACACGCTATGTCCCTCGTGGTGTCAATGTTCGACTTTACGTCACCAGATCCAGAGGAGAGGAGTCTGTGGGTTTGTCCCGTGCCTGCGAACACTTCGCACGGCCAATATGTGTAATCGGTGGATGCGGTCCCACCAAATAATACTGGCCCCATGAGCCCGTAGTCTGCGATCTCCCCAAATCGGTCGGGGTGGGAGTCATCGACCAGTTGGTAGCGGGTGGTTCCGATCATCGAATCGCCAAGAAAAAGGATATTGGGGCGCTTCTCGGGGTTGTCCTCGCGGTTGGCGCTGAGTTTGTGCGGGGCGCGGATGATGTCGCGGAGAGGGGTGGATGGTTGCCAGTTCCCGGCGAGGATGCCGTAAGCGACCCAATCGCTTAAATTGTCTAGCTGCGTTAGGGGCTGGCCCGTGTAGAGCGGGACAAGGGCAATCCGGGCCGCCTCGTTTGCCGCGGTGGCGGTGCCTTTGGACGAAATCGCGGACGCGGCTGCGGCGGTCTCCGATGCTGCTGCGGCGGTCTCCGACGCGGCTGCGGCGGTCTCCGATGCTGCTGCGGCGGTCTCCGATGCTGCTGCGGCGGTCTCCGACGCGGCTGCGGCGGTCTCGCTGTCCGATGCGGCGGCTACTGATGCGGCGAGGGCACTGGGGTCGAGGGCGGCGAGGTCCGCTTTCTCGGCGGCGGAAAATACCTCGTCGGTGGTGGGGTCGCCGGAAGCGTCGAAGGCGAGCCCTTTGCTGGCCCGCTCGGCGGTGGTCGGGATCGCTCCGGGGGCTTCCCCTCGGCGGGCTTGGAGGGTGCGGGTGAGTTGGAGGGCCTGGTCCTGCTGGCCCATAGCCATCTTGTCGAGGACGGCTTCGAGGTCGGCGCTGGGGATGGGGGAGGAGGGGAGGAGGGAGAGGGATTGGGTGGCGGGGGTGACGCGGCTGATGTGGAGGGTGTCGGAGAGGGGGACGGCAACGACGGTTTTGAGGGTGCCGGTGGTGGCGGCGCCGTCGCCGGCGAGGGTGTAGTCGGACCCGAGGGCTAGGGTGGTGCGGGCCCCGTCTGCGTCCTCCTGCTGCACGAGTAGCCAAGCGGGCGCGTCGTGCCGGTAGGTGATGGGGTAGGCTGTGGTGGTGCTGTTGTTGCCCGTGTAGGAGACTGAGGAGGTCGTCGAGGAGATAGCCACGCCAGGAATAATGGCGATGGTGTGCCGTGCGGCGGGAGTTAAGGTACCTTAAGGGGGGAGGAGGGCTTGGACCTCGCGGGTGAGGACGCGGGCGCGGCGGAGCTTGTCGTGCCAGGCGGCACGGTCCTGGGCGCTCATGCGCTGCCCGATCTGCCCGATGAGCCGGGCTCGGGAGGCTACGGGGAATCGGGCGATGTCGCGCTCCTGGGGGGTGAGGAGCTGGGCTTGGACCTTGGCCTCGAGGAGGCGGGCGAGGGCGCGGTCGTCCGTGGTGCCGCGGTAGAGGGTGTCGAGGCGTCGGGTCTGTTGGTCGGGATCGAGGGCGCGGAAGTCTGCCCAGGCGTCTGCCCGGGCGGAGGAGGTGGCTGCGCGTTCGAGTTTGAGGGCGTCGGCTTCGTCCTGGAGGAGGTCGTCGGTGCGATCTTCTTCGCTGGTGCCGTTGATGAGGTCCCAGACGGTGGCGGCGCCGCCGGTGATGTCGCGGGCGGCGCGGATGGCTACGGAGAGGGCGGCGGCACGGTTGTCGAGGCTCCCGGCGATCTGGGAGAGGACGCGGGAGTAGGTGACGGAGGCGTCCATGACGTCCCGCCAGGTGGTGTCGGAGTCGGGGTCGAAGCCGTCGGTGATGCGGGAGGGGCGGATATTGAGCAGGCCCTCGGCGGCCTTGTCGAGGGGGCTGGGGTTATTGGTCCAGGCGTGGCCGGTGATGAGCTTGCCGAGAATAAAGTCCACCACGCTGCCGCCAAAAAAGAGACCAGTGATAGGGCCGGCCAGGGCGCTCTTGAGGTAGTCTTCAATTTCCCAGACTTCGTCGTCTTCGGGGTCGCGGGTCATGCTCCGGAAGGCGTCGGTGGCGAGGTGGCCGAGGAGACCGTAGAGGACCCAGGACCAGAGCACGCGGCGGGCGGCCTCGGGGGTCTTGATGTCGCCGCGGCGCATGAGGGCGATGGCTTCGGAGGCAATGGCGAATTTCTGCCGGGGGTCGCTTTTGAACTGGAAGAGGGCTTGCGCGAATGGGTTCTTGTAAACATTCTCAATCAGACTGCGGTCCTGGGTGGCGACGGGCTGGGCGCTGCGGTGGACGGCATGGTCCATAACGGCGAGGGCGTGGATCTCGGCCTGGGCATCGTTGCGCCCGGCTGCTTTGGCGGACTTGTAGGCGGCTTGGTAGGCGATGGAGCCCCCGATGGTGGTTAGCAGCGCGTCGGTGAAGGCGATGGGGAGGCGGCCGGTCTCGAGGAATTTCATGAGGTCGGAGGGCTTGGCGCGGGCGGCGCGCAGGACGGCTTGGTCCTCGGGGCTGAATCCCTCTAGGATGCGCTGCTGGATGGTCTCGGAGACCCAGACGCGGCGGAGGGTGGATGGGTTGGCCAGGACGCCTTGGAGGCCGCGGAACCATTCGCGGGTGGGCATGTGGATGGCGGTGCCAAAGGCCGCGGAGAGCTGCTTGAACCAGGTTCCGACGTTCCAGGAGAGGCCAATGATGGCCTGCGCGGAGAGGGCGCGCTGGAGGAGCTGGTCCATGGCGAGGACTTTGGTGGCCATGAATCGTCCGTCGAGCTCGAGGGTGTCGAGCCAGGACATGAAGTCGGAGAGGGCTTTGGTGCCATAGCGGGCTTCGATGGAGCGGCGGACGTCGGGGGCGCGGAAAGTAGAGCGGAGGTCGCGGGAGAGCTCGGCCCAGTGCCGGAAGTAGCCGACCTGTTCGGTGTGGGCCCAATACGCGGCCAGCGCGTTGACTTGGCGGGGCCGGGCGAGGTGGTTCTGGCGAGTTTTTGTGAAGCTGGAGGACATGGCATTGACGCCCATGGCCCCGCCCCCCCCAAATGGATCGGCCAATGACCCGTCGGGCCGGGCGTCGCGGTGTTCGAATATGCCGGGTGCGTAGTTGCGGATCTTGGGCATGTTCATTCCGTAGAGGCGTTGGAAGAGGGGGTTGAGCACGGCCCATCCGTCGGCGTATTCGCGCCGGAGGTAGTCGCCGACATCAATGGCGCGGGGGTCGATGGCTTTGGCTATGTGCGCGAGGTTCGTTTCGGTGAATCCGTAGCGGTCGAGGGCGGGGAGGTATTCGGCTTGGCCGGCGAGTTGGAGGACGTAGAGGGCTTCGAGGTCGCTCATGTGTAGCCGGGCGGAGGTGCCCCGGTTGGTGAGGCGGGAGAAGCGGATGAAGGTCTTTCGGGCCCGTTCCTTGGGCGGGAGCAGGTCCCAGTCGGCAACGGCTTGGAGCAGGGAGCCCATGGCGATCTTGTCGGTGTGCCAGCCGGGCTTCATCTTGCCGGCGAGGATGGAGCGGGCCTGCTCTTCGGTGAGCTTGGTTTTCTCGAATGCGATGCCTTCTTGGAGTTTGACGGTGTCCCACTCTCGCCGCTGGGAGAGTTCGTTGAGGAGGTGGTTGGTCTGGCGCTTGGTGGTGAGGCCCAGGGTGGTGCGGGCAAATGATTCCCAGCGTCCCCGGGCTTGGATCTTGTGGCGTGTGGCTCCGCGCTGGGCGGTGCGGGCCCGCTTCTGAAATTTGCGGGCGGTGGAGCTCTTCGGGAATAGCCATTCCATGATCTGGTGGAATGACCAGTGACCGGTGACGACTCCGGCCGCGAGGTCGGCGAGGCGTTCCTGGTTGGATGTCTTCTTGGAGAGCTCGGGCTGGGAGGGGCCGTGGGGCAAGCCGAGGGAGTCGAGGACTTCGCGGATGCGGCCTTGGCGCTCCTGCCGCAGGGCCTCCTCGATGAAGCGGCGCTGGCCGCGGCCTTTAGCGTAGATCCATTCGAGGTTGGTGAGGGCTTCGGCGAGGCGGGCGGCGTCGAGGGTGGCGAGGGCTCCAAATGTGTCGAGGACTTCGAGTCGGTCCATGGCCTCGAGGTATTCTTCGCTTCCGGGTTCCATTTCTTCCATGGCGGCTTCGGTGCCGGCCACTTCGGCAATGACTTGGACGGGGGAGAGGGGGACGGCGGCGAGGACCTTGTCGATGAGGAGCTGGGTCTCGGGGGTGAGGCGGCCTTGGATGCGGCGGGATTCGTTGATGCGGGGCCGGGCGAGGTCGAGGATCGTGCTGATCGCTTTGCGGTATTGGTCGACGAGGTATGGCTCCAAGGCGTCGTTGGCCTGGTTGATGAGGTCGCGGAATATGGTAAGCTTTCCCCGCTCGGTCTTGGCTTTGAGGATGCGGGCGGTGGGGACGCGGACCCGGCCGCGGACTTCGGGGGGGAGGGCACTGATGATGGCCTCGGCTTCGGCGGTGCCTTCGAGCAGCCGGGAGAGGAGGTCGTCCCGCTCGTCACGGGCCAGGGAAAAGTCTTCATAGCGCCGGAGGACGGCGTCGAGGCGGTCCATGATGGCGCGATAGAAGCTGACGCGCTCCTTGGGGCCCTTGGAGAGCCGGGCTTGGATGGTGGACTCGAGGGACTTCTGCCCGGCGGGGGAGAGGGAGTAGGTGGGGGAGTTGGTGGCGTAGGTGGTGATGCGGTAGGCGAGGGAGTCGGAGACGGCGGCGAGGAGGTCGGCGGGGGTCTGGAAGTCGAAGCCCTTCTCGTTCATGGCTTCCCGGACCTCGTCGAGGTCGATGAATTCGCCGATGGGGAGGAAGAAGGCGTTGGCCTTTTGGGAGTTGCGGATGCGCTTGCCGCGTTTGTTGCGCTTGCGGGTGGTGGTGACAAGGGAGTCGTGGATGGCCTCCACCTCTCCGGCGAGGGGATGGTTGCGGCGGTGGAGGGTCTCGGGGTGAGGGAGGCGGCCTTTGATGGCGTCGCCGATCTCGTCGAAGAAGCCAAGGGCTTCGGCGGCGATTTGGTCTTGGGCTTGCTTCCGGAAGCGGGACTCTTGGGCGCTGGGGTTGAGGCCGACGGAGTCGGATATGAGGTCGAGTAGGCGGCGGTCGATGTTGCCCTGGGCGATCTGGCCGTGGAGGTCTTTGGAGCGGGTGAGGAGCTTGGCGTGAGAGAAGAGGGAGCCGGCGTAGGCGATAAGGGAGTGGAGCCATTGGCGCAACTGGGAGCCGAGGGAGCCGTCGGCAATGCGGCCAAGGGCGTATTCGACGGAGACGGTGGAGAGGGCTTCGAGGAGGTGGTCGGTGCCGTCTTTACTGTTGGCTGCTTGCTCGGTTTGGAAGGTGATTCCGGCCTGTAGGTAGGAGTTGCCAGTGAGGGCCTCGAGGCGGCGGATGTCGCCGATGGCGGTGGCTCGGTCGTAGAGGTCGAGTTCGAAGGCTCGGGCCCAGAAGTCTTCGCTCATGTCTTCGAGGACGTCTTTGGGATCCGCCCCCCGGAAGAGTTGGACCGTGGATCGGTAAACCCCCCCACGGGCTTCGGCGGCGAAGCGTCGGGCTTTGATGCGCAAGCTCCCGAAATCCCGGGCGGCTTGGGCTTTGGTGAGGCCCTGCTCCATGGCATACATCTCGAGGCGGGCGGCCATCTGGGAGACGGAGGCGAGGCCAAGGGAGATGGCGGCGTCGGGGGTGAGCTCGGTGTCGGTGCGGTCCTCGACGCGGGTGGCTTCGGTGAGGCGTCCAGGCTCTTGCAGTCGCTCGAGGAGGTCTTGGTTGGCGGCCTCGGTGATGGCGTCGAGGTCGGCCTCGTGCTGCTGCATGCGCCACTCCCGCCATCCGGCGTGGGCTTCCTGCTCGGTACGGAAGAGTTGGTCGGGAGTCTCGGGCGATGTCTCTTGCTGTGCTGTGGCAGCGGTGGGGGGGAGTTGGAGGACCCATTCCGTCTCGCCGGTCTGGGTGTTCAAATGGGATGAGATGATGGGGGTGCCGGCGGTCTCGGCGAGCGCGGCGTTGGCCCGCATGGCCTCGAGGAGGATCTCGGCCTGGGCGGAGACTTCCTGCGCGTCGATGTCCTTCCAGGCCTCCTTGAACTTCTCTTGGGCCTGTTTGGGCTCGGATTTGATGATTTCGGTGATGCTGGCCTCGGGGATGCCGGCGGCGCGAAGACCGGCTTCGTTCTTGATGAGATATTGGCCATAGGCGAAGTGTCGGAAGGATCCGACGGCCCCGCTGCCGAGCAGAGCGTAGGGGAGGATGGCCATGAGGATGGCCCGTCCCTGGGGGGATTTGTAGCTGTAGTTGCCGAGGAAGGTGCCCCAGTCGGTGTTGGGGTCGATGCCCGAGAATTCGGCGGCGAGGTCCTGGAGGTAGGTGTCGGTGGAGTCTTGGATGATCTCCTCGGTGTATTCAATGGCGGCGACCCCGGTGGCGGCGAGGCCGCCCCCGATAATGGAGCGGGCGGCGGGGTTGCGGATGCCGGCCTTGGAGACGAGCCGGGCGAGGGAGGGGACTTTGCCGGACAGCAGGCGTAGGCCGAGTTTGGTTAGCGCGAACTCGGTGCCGAGCTGCAGGGCTCCGGATGCGTAGGCGGCCATCTTTTGGCTCGCGGGATCCGCTCCCGGGTAGTTGAGGCGGGCGTCGGAGTATGATTGCCCGGCCATGCTGGCTCCCATGAGGGAGAGCCCCGGGGCCCCGCCAAAGAAGAGAATGAAATTTGGGACTTGCTCGGTGACGCGGATGAGGGCCTCGGCGGCGAGGCCATCGGAGGGGGTGACGAGGTCGGCGGAGGGGTGCCCGGTGACGAGTTGGCGGAGGGCGGCGCGGTCGGTGGCGTTTTGGGCCTGCTGGGCAGTGGGGTCGTCGGAGCGGAGGGTGGAGCCTGCCAGGCGGGGCGGGGCTGCGGTGTCGAGGGAGTCGGAAAGCTCGAAGGCGCCTGCGGCTAAGTGATCGAGGCCACGGGTGCCACTGAGGAGGGCGCGGTGGGCGAGCCCGCGCTGATCTTCGGGGAGTTGGTTGAAGCGGGCTTGAACCTGGATAAGGAGGGCCGCTTGCTCGGTGGGTTCGAGCTTCTGAAAGCGTGTGGTGGCTTCGCCCAAGGAGAGGGGGATGGGGGCGGTGTCGGGCTGGGAGTCGGTGGCGTCGGCAAATTTGCCTTGTTCGACGAGGGCCCAGCGGTAGAGGGCGTCGGAGAGGGGGGCGATGCGTCGGAGGGTGCGTCGGGATTCGTAGGCGGCGCGGGAGAGTTCGTCTCGGTATGCGGGGCGGAGTCGCTCGGGAATGACGGCGAGGTCGGGCATGGCCCAGGCCTCTCCCCGGTAGATGGCCCCGGCGGTGTCGTTGAGGAGGCGCTGGAGGGTGGGGAGGCTGTCGCGGTTCTCGATGAGGCGCTTCTGGACTGCTCCGAATACGCTGGAGATGTCGCCCTGCTCGAGGCCAAGGGCGGTCTGCCCGTAGGAGGCGATGGCGCGGTCGAGGTTGTGGGTGGGGATGGGGGAGCCGGCGAGGTCGGCGAGGTAGGAGGAGAGGATCTGGCGTTGGGTGTAGCGCTGGGGATCCGAGGAGAGGGAGGCGCGCTCGGTGAGGGCGCGGTGCTGGTCGGGGCTGAGGGCCCCCTCGAGGTCACCAGTGAAGAGGTCAAGGTGGTGGCGGCCCTTGGCCTGCTGGGTCTTGGCCTGCTCGGTGGGGAAGAGGGGGAGGCGGAGGCTGTCGCGGGAGGTCTTGTAGGTGCCGAGGTCGGCGGTGAATCGTCTTCGAAAGGTGTCATCGACGTTGCCAACAATGGGGACGTCGAGCTTGGGGTCGTTGGATTCCAATCCCTGGAGGGCGAGCAGGGCGTCGGCCTCGGAGACGGGGCTGGGTTCTTCCCAGTCTTTTGACCGGGCGAAGTCGGTGGCGGGGGCGGGTGTGAGTAGGTCGGGCATGGTAATCAGGCGGGGGGGGATGAAGTCCCGTTTTTATTGGCGGGGGGGGAGAAGTAGGGCTGATGCGGATGCGGGCTGGGACGGGAGGGGGTCGCCGAATTGGGAGACGTTCCAGGCGTCGCGCAGGACGCCGAGGCCGAGGCGGATGGTGTGGGGGTCGGTGGGCTGGGCCTCACCAAACCATTCGGCCTCGACGGTGCCCCAGTCGGCAGCGGTGAGGGTGGGGGCTTTGGCCCCGGGCTGGTCGGCGGCTAGGCTGGCCAGGGAGGTCTCGAAGTCTGGGGCGGCGGGGTCGAGCGGCGCGGTTCCTTGGCGTGTTGCCTTGGCGGCGGCGAGGGCTAGGTCGGCGGGCTCGATGCCGTAGAGCCGGGCTGCTTCGGCAAAAGTGCGGCTGTATTGGTTGAGGTTGCCAGGGAGGGTGCCGGCGTCGCCGGGCTGGGTGCTGGTCTGGGGGGTGGGCTCTTCGATGCCGAGGGATCGGTTGACGCGGTCGCGGTAGTCGGTGGCCGGGGGGGCGTCGGGAACTCCGAGGTCGAGGGGTGGGGCGGCCTCGCGGCTTTGCTGGTGCAACTTTTTGAATTCCTCCTGCGCAATGAGGGGGTCGAGGTCGCGGGGGGCTGATTTGAGGTAGGCTTCCCAGCCGTCGCGGAAGCTGCGCTGTGCGGCGATGGCGGCGTGATAGGTGGGGAGGTCGATGGTCTTCTGGTCGGCCGTGCGGGGGTCGCGGTCGTGGTCGGCGTAGGTGAACCAGGAGCCGAATTTGCCTTGGTTGAAATACTCGGTGGTGAGGCGGGAGAAATCGCCACTAAGGCGGTGGCGGGTGGTGTCGTTGCCGGGGTTGGCGCGGTCGTTGAGGCGGCCTTGGAGGATTTTGAGGTGTTCGGGTGGGAGGGGCAGGGTTCCGATGAGGGTCCGGAGGTTGGCCAGCCCGGCCCCGGTGGGATCGGTCCCGGTGTCGTAGGTGCCGATGGCGCTGTCGGCTTGCTCGTAGAGGGCTGGGTCGTAGGCGGGGGGCTCGGCGGCGAGGAAGGCGCGGGTGTAGCTGGCGCGGTGCTCGGCGGTGATGTCGCCGTCGGCGGCCATTTGCTCGAGGTCGTCGAGGGAGAGGAGGGAGCGCTGGTCGCCTTGGTTGAGGGCGGCGTTGAGGATGCCGTCCCATGTTTCGGCACGTTGGTAGTTGCCTTGCTGGGTGGCGTAGCGTCGGAGCTTGTCGAGGCTCTCGGGGGTAATGTCGGGATACCGGGTGAGGAATTCGGGGTCTTCGAGCTGCTCGCGGGTGGCGTCGGGGTCGGCGTCGATGGTTTTGACCAAATCCCGGAATAGGTTGTCGGAGCGGAATTGCTGCTGGAGGGGGTCGACGTGCTCGGGGAGGAGGAGGCCGCTGTCGATGCCGGTGGAGATAGCGTCGTCGAATTGGGCTTGGTTGCCGGTGCGTTTGGCTCCGTCGAGTTCGTTCTTCAGGGCGAGGCCGGCGCGTTTGGTGGAGAGGGTGGCGGCGGATTCGGCGGTGCGGATGCGGGCGGTGGAGGCAAAGGACGCGAAGTGGTCCTCGAGCCGTTGGCGGGAGACGGGTGGAAGGTCGGGGTCTTGGAAGGCGGCGGCTTGCTGCTGGAGGTAGGAGTTGACGCGGTCGAGGTGGGATTGGGGGTCGGGATCGCGGGCCAGGTCGATGGTGAGCTGGGAGTAGCCTTCGTTGAGGGAGGTTCGGAGGTTGCTTTCGCGGGTGGCGTTCTCGGCTGCTTGGACTTTCAGGGCCACTTGGGCGAATGGTTTGGCGACGTCGGCAATGGATTGGCCAAGGTGCCCGAGGGCAACGGCAGGGGCGGCAATGGCGGCGGCACTTGGGGTGGCGAGGCCTAGGGCGGTGCCGGAAAGGCCGGGGATTTCGGCGAGGCGGATCATTCGATGGTGCGGGTGCGGTAGAGGTTGAAGGTGTCGGGCTGGAGGCCTTGGTTGACGCCTTGGGTGTAGCTGCTGCCGGATTGGGCGAGGCCAGAGGCAAAGGTTGCGACGGCTTTGATGGTGCCAGCCTTGGCGGCTTGGTCTCCCTCCCAGCGGGCCATCGCGGCTTGGTGCCGGAGGCCGGCGGCTTGGATGGAGGAGGAACGGGCCGCGTCTTGGATGCGCATCTCGAGGTTGGCTGAGTGCTCGCCCAGGACGGAGAGGGGGGTGCCGGTCTCGCTGAGGGAGCCCGACTGGGCGAGGCGGGCGCGCAGGGTGCCCATGCGCCGGAAGTTTCCGGTGCGCTCGCGCTCGCGGGCTTCGGCTCCTTCCTGCTGCCGGTTGGATGCTTCCATCTCGGCATTTTGGGCCTCGGCCCGGCCGGCTTGCTGCTTGGCTTGGCCCTCCTGGTAGGCGCCGTAGGCGGCGGCGCCGGCGGCGACCACGGAGGCAATGACAAGGGCATATTCCATTAGAGGAGGGGTGGGGTGCGGGGGTTGATGAATTTGAAAAGGGGAATGAAGGGGTGCGGGGAGGCGATGGTGTAGCCGGATCGCTCGCCGAGGTGGGCGAGTTGCTCGTTGTCGGTGGCGGTGAATAGGAATGGGTGGCCGAGGTCGATGGCCATGGATTCGAGGTGGGCCATGACGGCGCGCAAGCCCGAGGCGCGGAGGGCGGGGTGGGAGCCGGGGTCAGTGACGAGCCAGTGGATGTGGGCGACGGGGGTGGAGGTGCAGGGGTAGAGGAAGGCGGCGGCCAGGGGGACACTCTCCCCACTGGTGGCGGTGTTGTGGGAGGCGAGGGCGGCCCAGGGGGAGAGGATCTGGGGGGGTGGGGCGTATTGGCGCCGCTGCTTCCACCAACCCCGGATGGTGTCGACCTGGTACGGGGTGGGGGTGGAGACGGTGATGGTGGGGGTGTAGCTCATGAACGGGAACGGGGGGTTTCGTGGATCGCCCAGGAAAGGACTAGGGCCCGGGCTGTGAATGGGTAGGGTGAGGCGCGGCAGATCTCGAGGGTGAGGTCTTGGAGGTGGGCGGGGGAGAAAGTGGTGGCTAGCCAGCCGGTGTGGAGGGCGGGGGCCGCATCGGTGGGGGTGCTGGTGCTCAGGAAGTCGATGTTGTAGGTCACTCCGTCGTAGATGACACAGCAGTCCCAGGATTTGTAAACGGCGAGTCGGATCTCTTCGGCCCGTTTGAGCCGGGAGTGGGTGGCCCCGCCCTGGGCAATGGTGTCTTGGGGGAGGAGGACGAGGCGGCCGGCGACGAGGAGACCGGCCCAGAGGTGGTCGGCATCGACGGGGATGGTGATGGTGGCGCTGGCCACCGTTGCGGTGTAGGTGACACCGTCGGCCAGGACGGTGAGGAGCTGGCCTTCGAGGTGGGCGGGGACGGGGAGGGAAGCGTCGGCGGTGTAGCCGGCTTGGTAGGTGGCGGCGTCGAGGTGGGCGATGGCGGTGTAGTCGTCGGCTTCCTGGGCGGCTTGCTGGTCGGCCTCGAGCATTTCGAGCGAGTAGGTGCTGCCGCGGAGGGTGACGAGGTAAACCATGTCGTCTGCGGCCCCGGGGACGCTGGCAATGCTGGTGCAGGCGCCGCCAATGGTTGTGTGTTGTGACCAGGCGGCGAGGCGCTCGGGGCGGCTGTAGAGGAGGTTGAGGAGTCGCCCGTCGCCGGTGACGGCCCAGAGGGAGGGCTCGCGCTGCTGCTGCCAGGCCATTTGGATGACTCGCCCCTCGGTTATATGCTCGGCGAGGCGGGTGAGGTCGGCGGCGGAGTAAGTCTCGCGCTCGATGGTGTAGCCAAGTTCCCGGATGCGCCGGCCGTTGCGGGAGACAAAGACTACCGCGTCGTCGATGTTGAGGGCGGGGATGCGGGAGGATCCGCTTTTGGTGTATTCGCGGGCGAGGAGGTTGGTGGGGGAGAGGGGGGCTTCGTTGGACTCGGCCCCAAATACCCATTCGCCAACACGGGTGCCGACGTAGAGGCGGCGCTGGGAGGCCAACCATTGGATCGGGTCTTGCTGCTTGGCTCCGAGGGTGACGTAGATGGAGTCGTCGTCGATGGTGCCACGCTGGAAGTCGAGGAGGTCGTCGGTGCGCGATAGCCAGAGGGAGAGGGGTCGCCGGGCGGTGCCGGCAAATGTGAGGCGGCGTTCGTGGACGGTGACGGCGGTGGGGTAGCCTTGGTGGTCAGAGAAAGCTCCTTCGGTCCAGAGGTCGGTGGGGCCGATGTCGGTGTTGGTGAGGGTGGTGGCTTCGACGCTGGTGGCGCTGTTGTAGGCGGTGATGGTGACGAGGCCGGCGAGGGTCTGGTCGACGGCGCGAAGCTCGGCGTGGGGGGAGCCGGTGGTGGTGCCGGTGTCGGTCCAGTAGAGCCGGAGGTGGAGGCGCTCTTTGTCGGAGTCATATTCCTCGTCGTAGTTGGCGTCGGTGGCGGAGGTGAAGTCGAGGAAGGTTTCCCAAGTTAGCCCGTTGTCTTTGCTCCTCTGGACCAGGAGAACGCCGGTCCAGGATCCAAATGTAAGCAGACTCCAGCGGCCTTGGACTTCGATGGGGGGGGAGACTTTGCCGGAATAGGTGTTGTTCAGGGCGATCTCGGATTTGTAGTCGTTTCCGTCGCGGTTTTGGGCGAGTTCGAAAGTGGCTCCGACGTGGTCGGCGGTGAAGAGGGCTTCGGAACTGGTGAGCTCGAATGTGTCGGTGGGGTCGAGGATGGCGTGGATCCAGAGGGGCGGCGCGTCGATGCCGGAGCCGGGGGCCTTTGCGACGGAGGAGGTGTGGGCCGAAATGCAGGTCCAGGTTTTCCCGGCGGAGGTGACCCAGTCGCCGAGGGAGTAGGAGACGGCGGAGGAGGACCAGACTGATGTGACGGCGTCGGAGGTGACGGTGAGGAGCCAACCTTCGTCGAGGTTCTGGTCGAGGAGGGGGGGGTAGTCGAAGGGGAGGTCGTCGAGGACCCAGGTGGTGTCGTTGGTGCGGGTGAGGCGCCGCGGGGCGGCGGTGGGCTCGGTGATGATGAGGATAGAGTTGATGCCCCAGAATTCGAGGTGGAAGGGGGCGGTGAAGGTGGCGGCGATGGTGGTCTTGAGGGTGCCGTCGGTGCCGAATATCTTGAGGTCGGTGGCGGTGAAGGCGAGGATGTAGGAGTAGGCCTCGGAAAAAACGAAGGGCTGCAGGCGGGTGGCGGCGTCGAGGGTGGCAAGATTGCGCAGGCCAGGGCGGGCGCGGAAGCCTCCGTAGGGCATGGGGAGGAAGTTTTCCATTCGGGCACAGCCGCTGCCGTGCTTGTCGAGTTCGTTGAGGTAGGCGAGGTAGGGCGTTAGTTCGCCGCCGTTGAGGGAGAGGATTGCTTGGTGGGCTGGCATGGGGAGGCGCTAGTAGGCGGCCCGGCCGTCGGCCCGGTAGCGGGCGTTGACGTAGGCGGATTGGGAGGCGAGGTCGCGGGGGCCGAAGTTTTCTCCGCTGGCTACCTCGCGGGCGTCGGCAAGCTCGGCGGCGGGGAGGGAGAGGTTTTTGAACTCGGAGAGGAGCTCGGCCTTTTTGGCCGGGTCGTTGGTGATGTCGAGGCCGATGGCGGCTCCGAGTTTGAGGGAGAGGGCGTTGATGAAGGTGTCGGGCCATTCGGAGACGGGAATGGCGTTGTCGACGTAAACGATGGAGAGGGTGTCGTAGTCGTTGGTGAGGAGCTTACGCCCTTGGATGGCGTAGTGGAGAACCGGGTTGTGGGGGTCGTTGCCTGGCCCGATGATGCGGATGTGGCGGACGAGGGTGCCGGGGAGGATCCAGGCGGAGGTCCACTCGGGGGAGGGGGAGGTGGGGAGCTTGGAGAGGGCCACGGTGAGGGTGGCAAATGTCCATTGGAACTCACGGAGCAGGGCGTTTCGGGTCGTGTGGTAGGCCAACTGGCAGGATTTGGCTTCCTGGGAGGTGTCGGTGTCGATGTCGTTGATTCGCCGGGCTCCCAGGGCGGAGAGGGCGAGGTTGGCAATGTGGGTTTCGGAGGTGATGGCGGCCATGACGGGAAAGCGGGAAAGAAAGAGGGGCCGCCCTAACCCGCGAAAGCAGGCGCGGGCGGCCCCGGTGATGGTGGGGTGGGCTAGGCCTTGGCCAGGAAGGCGAGGTCGAAGACCAGCTTGGTGCCGGCGGTGATGGTGTTGGCGCTGACGATGATTCCGGTGATGGCTGTGGCCGCGGTGAACCGGTAACGAGTGAGCAGACCCGCCGGCAATGTGGGCGAGCCAGCGATGCAGATGGGGGTGCCTGCCACTGCGGCAGAGAGGACGAGGCCGTCGCTGTAGCGGTCGGTGTCGCCCGGGTCGCCGATATCGACGGTGAGGGTGGTGCCGGGGTCTTGGTTGGCTGTTACGTAACTCCGCTCTGGGAGCAGGATCATGCCGGAGTAGCCTGCGGGGGTGAGCTCGAAGGTGTCGTCGGCCGCGGCGTCCGCGACGTCGAGGACGCAGATGGCGTGGAGGATGATGCCGCCTAGAAACTCGCCGTTGACGTGCCCGCTGGCAAGCGAGAGCGCGGAGGCGGCCTGGGTGGCTACAAGGTCAGATGTGAGGTTGGCCATTTATTTAGATAGTTAGATTTTGCGGTGGTTGGGATTACTGGGCGATGTCACAGGCGATTTGGATAACTTTCTCCTCCTCGAGCCGGGTGGCCTCAAGCTTGTATTGGCTGAGGAATTGGACGGCGTTGCTGAGGTCGGGGCGGCGGTCGACGCTGGTGCTGAGGTCGCCCCAGATGTCGAGTTGGATGGAGTCAGAGACCCAGAGGTAGGCGTAGCCGACGGTGGCGTCGGTGGTGCTGACCAGCCCGGAGCGGCTGGAGACGGTCCAGTCGATGCCGAGGAACCGGCGGATGCGGCCATGCTCGTCGAGGACGGGCGGGGCGACGTCGCGGTCGAAGAGGCGGGAGCCGGTGGCGCTGTTGGCGTCCACTCGGAGGGCCTCTTCCATGACCGGGCTCATGATGCCGTTTAACGTGAAGCCAGCGGCCATGATCTCGTCGGTCCATGCTTCGTTGTCCTGGAGTTTGCGCAGACCGCGGAGGATCTTGTTAATGCCGAGGCAAGTGGCCGAGCCGCCTCCGCCAAATGCGTAGTCTTCGGCGACTTTCTGGCCGGCGGGAAGCACCACTGCGGTGGTGCCGGCGGCGCCTGTGTAGGCGGTGCCTCCGAGGGCGAGGATGATGCGGTCGTCGACGTCGCGCCCATATGCGGCGCCGTGGGCCATGGTGTGCTTGCCACGGGGCGCGATGGTGGGAAGGAGGGCATTCTCATCCCACTTGCTCTCGCCGGTGGGGGTTTGGAACTCCTGGGGGCGGATCCAGCGCTTTTCGGTGGGGAGGTCCAGGAGGTTGACCTTTTTATACCGTTGCCCGGTGACGTTCTCGGAGCTGACGGTGCCCACTTGGTTGTGGGTTTTGGCTTCGCCAGTGCAACTGGTATCCACCTGGACGCGGGAGCGGAGGCGAGATGTCATTTGCTGGGCAAGCATTTTCCAGTTCGCGTCGAACTGGGTCGTGAAATGATCGGGGACGATGAGAGAAGCGCTCATAATGGTAGTTGGTGGATAATTGGAATTCGGAGGTTCGGAGCTTCCGGTTCCGATTGTCCGCCGGTGAGCGGGTCGGGCCCTACGGCAAAGACGCTGCCGCGGCGGTCTCGGGCTGGTGGCGGGTCCGCGGGGGATTGTCCGTCGGCCAGTGACGGGGGCAGATTGCGGGGATGTGCCGCATCGGCGAAGTTAATGAAACTTAACGGCCAGTGACGGAGGGACGCAATGAGGGGCAGAGGACGGCGAAGGAAACCCAGCTTCGCCGTCTCTGCCCCTCGTCCCTGCCAGGGAGTGGTGTGCGCTCTATTTGGCTTGCGGGCCTTTGGCTTGCTGCAGGAGCGCGGAAACGTGCTTCATGGCGTCGGGGTCGCCGTCCCGGTATTTGGCGCCCCAATGTTGATCGGAGCCGGCCATGATCTCCTCGGCCTGCTGCTGGGCGCTGCGCATGTCGCCATATCCGGCGGGAGTGCGGACGCGGTCCTCCCCGATGTGGGAAGACACGGCGTGGAATAGTCGCTGGCCGGCGGTGGAGTTGATGATGGCGGCGAGGGCGGGGTCGGCGGGATCCAGCCCGGCCTCGGCGGCAAAAGTGGCAATAGTGTGCCGGGCGGTGGAGGCGCGGGCCTCGAAGTCCGCGCCCCAGGCTTGGATAAGCTCGTCTTTGGCTTGCTTTTGGGCCTGGGCCTGGGACTCCCGAATCTTATCGACCGTGGCAAGCATGTATTCGTTACTCGCTTTGGTTATGGCCTGCACTACCCCGGCGGGGGCGTGGGAGGCATGGGCGGCGGCGGCGATGGCTTCGGCGTAGTCGTTGTCCCAGGGGACGCCTTCGGGGAGGTCGGCGGGCTTGGTGATGCCGTAGGCTTCGGCGGTGGCGGCGGCGGGGACTTTGGAGGCTGTGCGCCAGGAGGCGATCTGGTCGGTGGTGGCGTCTGCTCCAGGGTAGGAGGGCTGGGTGCTGCGGAGGCTCTGGTAGCTTTTGAGCAGGCCGCCGATACTCGAGAATGTGTTGGCCTGGTCGTTGTAGGGGGCGTATTCATCGCCGATCTGGAGGGCCCAGTCTTTGGGCAAGGCTCCGGCTGGGCCAAGGGCGAGGCCGGGCGGGGTTGCGGCGGCTGCTGGGGGTGCTGCTGGGGTGCCGGGCGGGGTTGCGGCGGCTGCTGGTGGTGCTGCTGGGGTTGCTGGGGTTGCTGCTGGGGTGGCGGTGGGTGGGATCATGGTTTTGTGGTTTTGGTTGGTGGGGTTACTGGGAGGCGAGTTTGGTGAGGCGTTCCATTCCTTGCTGGCATTGGTGGGCGATCTCGGAGGCGGCTTTGGCGGCGAGCTCTGATGCGGCGTCCCGCTCTTGGGCGGCCTTGGCGTACATGGTGGGGTTGTCGGTCTGGTTCCAGTCGGGCTGGTCTTTGCGGGTGAGGAGCTCGGCGCGCCGGGCGGCGAGGGCGAGGTCGGGGGCAAAGCGGGCCTCCATCTTGCGGCGCCGCTGGCCGTAGAGCTCTAAGAATTCGTTGTCGGGGAGGTGTAGGGCGGCCCAGGCAAAGTAGGCGGGTGAGCCTTTGCCAAGGCTGGGATCCGGCGAGGGCTCGGCCTCAGCGGGTGGCGGTGGGGATGTGGGCGGCTTGCTCGGGTGAGGTGGCGAGGATGTCGCGGATGTCGAGGAGGAGGGACTTGCGCCCATCTCGAAAGGCTGCGGCGTGGGTGTCGTATGTTCCTCCTGGGCCGGTGGGAAGGAAGCTTGGCTGCCGCTCGCGGCAGGCGGCGGAGAGTAGCCCGAGGACGAGGCTCCCGGCGGTGGTGTCGAAGACTTCGCGGTAGGCGGCGCGGATTTCGGCGGCTTGTTGCTGGGCGAGGAGGTCTTTTTGGCGGCCTTCTTCGCGGCGGCGGTTGACGGGGTTTGGGTCGGGTCTGTGCTCATTGTTCATCTGGTTTTGGTAGAGGGTCAGGCTACGTCGCCGGGGGGGAGCTGGCCAAGGATGCGTTCGACGCCTTCGGGGCCGCCGAGGTCGGAGACGGCGCCGGTGACATCGCGCATCTGCTGGGATTGCATGGCCTGTGCGCGGCCTTGGCGGATGGCGTCGATGGCTTCGGGGCTGCGAATGAATTCGGCGGGGAGGCCTTTGTAGCGGGCGAGGGCGGGGGCGGCGGCGTCGATGTCGAGCCAGTCGAGGACGGAGGGGTCGGAGGCGGCGAGGGTGCCGAGGACGGCGATGATGTCGTTGAGGTTGGTGAGGTGGCTTTGCTCAAGGGCCAGGGCCATGGCGGAGACAAATTCGACGTCGGGATTTGCGATAAAAGGGCCGGTCTCGTCGGCATGGACGACGGAGCGGGGGGGCGGCGGGAATGCTCCCTGACGCAACAGGATCGAGAAAGCTCGGCGCAGGGTAGGCACGAGGAATTCCCGGGTGAGCGAGGCAAAGATGGGGTGAAACAGCTCGCGGCTCTCGTTGACGACGGCTCTGACTTCGGTGGCGGTGACGTCGCGGTCGAGGTTGCTGATGGCGTTGAAGAGGGGCACGAAAAAGGCCTCCTCGATGGCGCGGCGCTTGTCTTGGAGGGAGTCTTTGGAGATGTCGTAGCGGCCGGCGGAGAGCCATTCGGTCGGTCTTCCGGCCTCGCCCATGCCGGGATCCCAGCAGGTGAGGCCAAGGGATTTGAAATCAATGTCGCCTTTGAGCCCGGCGGTGTAGAGGATGCGAGGGAAAGCCTGGAGCTCGGCGAGGACGTCAACCATTTGCGCCTGGTGGTTGGCCTGGGTGGCGTCGGGGAGGGCGACGTAGGCGGGGGCCCAGCCATAGGGGGAGTCTCCCCAGAGCTCCCATCGGGAGACGGCGGTGGGGAGTTCGTGGAAGCCAGACTCCGAGAGGACGTGGAGGTCTCCCTTGAGGACGTGGACGCTGGCAATGGGCATGTGCCGGGCGTCGAGGCGGCGGGGGTCGCGGTCCTGGGGTCGGCGGGGGTAGGTGGCGTGGACGATCTCGAGCTTTTGGAATCGGGTGGCGGGGTCGTCGTAGAGGGCGAGGATGCGGGCGGGGGCGGCTTTCGGCCCCCAGGTCTCGAGGATCTGGCCGGGGGTGCGGGTGTAGGTGCGGGTGATGGTATCCACTTCGTCGGCTGCGTTGTGGGCGACGCTGTAGGTCCCGACGGGGTAGGAGGTGAAGTGGAGGCCCTCGCCATTGGGGGCGGGCATGGCCTCAATGGCTCCGATTCCAAATGCGCCGCGGTCCTTGTAGTGCTCGTGGGCGCGGTTGTAGAAATTTGAGTTGTAGAGCTTTTTGGCGAGGATTTCGGAGGCTTTTTGATACCAAACTTGGGCGGCGGGGAGGTGGGCGATGGAGTCGGGGGGGCGAAGGACGAACCAGCGGGCCCCCATGGGGGTGATGCGGCTGGCCTGGCCGTTGGCGAGGAGATTGTTGCCCCGCATGGCCGTGGTGTCAAAGAGCTGGGAGATGTCTTGCCGGTTGGGGGCCCAGTCGGTTTGCTGGATCTGGTTGCGCCGGGGGTGGCAGACTTCGGCCAGGTCCTGCCAGAGATCGAGGAATGGTTGGCGGGGCGCGGCGAGGGCCTGGTCGAGGTCGAGGACGTGTTGGGCTAGGGGGTCGGCTACCATGGGAAATCAGGTGCCGAGGGTTTGGCGGGTGCCGGCGGGGGGGGCGGATGTGCCGATGATGGTGTCGTCGAATGAGTAGTCTTCGCGACGCCGGCGGCGGGCGGCCTGGTCGCGCTTGGACTGGCTCTGGCTATGGGCCGGGACCAGGGGGGGGGGGGGGGGGGGGGGGGGGGGGGCTGAGGAGCGCATGGGGCCGGAGGCGGAGTGTGTGAAGTCGCTGCTGGTCGCGTCTCTGAAAGGTGACCCACCGGGCGCCGTGCCGGTGCGCTGCCTCTCGGAGGTCGCGGAGATTCCCCGCAGCGGCCCAGATGTGCCATGCTTCGGGCGGCGCGGGAACGTTAATAATCCTTAAAGCGAGCTGGTCCTCGGGACTGGTGCTGCGGAGGACGGGGCGGGCGAGGACGAAATAGGACGGGGTGGCGAGCAGGGCCCCGTGCTGGAGGTGAAACTCGAGGGCGTCGGTCCATGTGTAGGCGGGGCGGCGGTGGCCCGCATGGTAGGCGTCGTAGGCGAGCAGGTAGGGGCTCACTTGGGCGGTTTCCGCCTCGGTGTTTGTATTTTGTTTCATAGATTTATTTTGGCGCTACTCGGGCTTGGCTCTCATTTTTCGGAGTTTGGCTGCCAGGAATGCGCTCCTGGATTGGTCTCGGCGCAGGCGGTCCAGCTTGGCCCATAGCTCGGGCGGCAGCGTAATGCTGGACGAGATGACTGTCCGCCCATGTCCGGAGCCGAGCTTTCGCCCGGCTCCTGCTCGTTTTCCGCCTCGTGTCGGCTTCATGACTGGAAGTTTCCGGCGGCGAGGCGTTCGGCGAGGCGTTCGTCGCGGCGGTTGGCGCGGATGGCGTCGAGTTGTTCGGCGCTGTAGGTGGCGTCGAGTTGTGCTGCGATTTGTTCGGTTGTGGTTGTCATAGTGTTGGCTGGTTGTCTTGTATTGCCCGGAAATCAGCTATCAAACTTTGCAGCTCTTCGAGAGCGCCGAACAGCATTCCTGCGCGAGTTGGGTTATCCGGCTCGTTTAATATGGTCCGTTCGAGTTCGTCCGCGCATATCTCAAATAGGTTCGCGACTCGGACGCTGCTGGATGCGCTAACGGAAAAGCCTGTTGCGCTCCAGTATCCCGCCAACTCTCGGCGGGTGGCGACAACATCCCTAAATTTAGCAAGAAGCAGCCGAAGACGCTGCTGGACATCCGCTTGGCTGTCCGTGATTTGGGCGGTTTCCGCCTCGGTGTTTGTATTTTGTTTCATAGATTTATTTTGGCGCTACTAGGGCTTGGCGGACAGTTGCGAAATGCGTTCCCCGATCCATCGCATGACCGGGACAGCCATAGAGTTCCCGATGGCCTTGTATTGCGGCCCGTCGGGGCAGGCTTCGGCGGGTTTGCCGCGCCACGGGATGAGCGTGTGAAAATCGGGAAATCCTTGAAGTCTGGCGCACTCGACGGGGGTGAGTCGGCGGACTTGCATGTCCCCTGGCTGAGTCGCAACAGGGACAATCGGCGTTCCCCGTCCCGTTCCGTCCTCGCTGGCGTCGAAGCCTGCGCCTCGGAGAGAGTGTGCGGTGGCGGGGACAAAAAGGCCGCATCCACCGTTGATATGCTGATTTTCCAGACCTAGCTTGTCCCCAAAACAAGCGTTCAGAGTCGGAGCAATATCGGCAGGCCACTTCGCCGTTACAGCCGGTGCGATTTCATCACCCCACGCCAATCCGCCGCCACCTTGGGAGAAAAGCTCTTGGTTGCTCATTCCAATTCCGCCGCTGCTTTTAGCGCTTGAGTTAAGGCAGGGGGCAATTCTTTCCCCCTCTTCGCGGCTCGGCGCACAATCCCGGCGCACGCCTTCGGACTCAAAAAGTATTTCTTCGGGACGAAACCCTTCTCCAGCACTTGCGACAACGAAGACACGGCGGCGTCGTTGGGGAACGCCGAAATGTTGGGCGTCGAGTATCCGCCAAGCGATTGTTCTTTCGGGGCCGCGCACATAACCAGCGTCCGTCCATTTTCCCCCTGGCGGTTGCAGAGGGTCATGCTCTCCGGCCAATGCCGCCAGAAAGCATCCAAAGGCGTTGTCTTTTGTAGAGAGGACTCCGGGGACGTTCTCCCAGAGGCAAATAGCGGGGGGTCGTCCAAGGCGAGCGCGTTGTTTGTCGATTTCATTGAGGATTTTAACATAGGTGAGGGTGAGGCTTCCTCGCTCGTCGGCGAGGGAGTTACGGAGGCCAGCGACCGAGAACGCTTGGCAAGGCGTTCCGCCGACAAGGATTTTGGCATCGGAAAGGATTTCGGTGGGCCATTCCAGCCACTTGGTTATGTTGCCAAGGTTCGGAACATCTGGCCAGTGGTGAGCGAGCACGGCGGAGGGGAATTTCTCAATTTCGGAGAATGCCACCGGCTCCCACCCTAGCGGCTCCCACGCGACCGAGGCGGCCTCGATGCCTGCGCAGACAGACAAAAAGGAAAACGTGCCAGACTTCATCGCAGGGCTTTGTTTCGTTTCGTCGTCATGATTTCGTTGGGCGCTCCTCGGGCTTGGCTCTCATTTTTCGGAGTTTGCCCGCGAGGAATGCGCTTCGTGATTGGTCTCGGCGCAGGCGGTCCAGCTTGGCCCACAGATCCGGCGGAAGCGTAATGCTGGACGAGATGACTGTCCGCCCATGTCCGGATCCGAGCTTTCGCCCGGCTCCGGCTCGTTTTCCACCTCGTGTCGGCTTCATACCCAGAACATCCCGGTCTCGAACACCTCCTCGCAGATCCTTTGGATGTCGGCCCGGATTTCGCTTGGATCATAAATGTCTGTCCCGGTGATTCGAATCGAGCAGGTCGTGTCGTAGCCTCCGCAATCGACATCGGCGTCTGGATATTCCTTGAGGATGGCGGCTTCATATTCGGCTTCAAGCGCCGCTTTGACTCGGGCGAATTGCTCCTCTCCGCAGGTGGCGGTCGGGTCTATTGATGATGCGTCGTGGCTTATTGTGATTTTCATTTGGTTTGGTCGGAGAGTTGTTTCGTTCTCAGTGTGTTAAAACTACGTCTATTTTCGTAGCAGGTCAAGCTATTGTTACGTTTTCTTTCGGAGCGGGTTTTGCGCTCCGCTAACAAGACATCGAAGCAAAACATTCCACGTGGAACAATGGTCCTCGAACCATCCCGTTCCGCATTGCTATAGGCGGTACTCAACGCATCGCCCCAGGGGTACTGCACCGGGCCGAGGACCAATCGGCGAGAAACTTTGCAATTGATTGGAGATACGCCGAAGGAGAACGCGGTGATACGAATCAATTCCTTAGCGTCGAAGACCATTGGCCGGGCCGCGCACGTCCTTGCCAAACCAAGACGGCCGTAGTTTTTTCTGGACGCCAGTCAAATCAGACTGCCCCGGCCCCCGAGCGCCACGAAGCGAAATCGCGGTCGACTCGACGACTTCCGCAACCGCCACGCCCGGCTCTCGTTGCAGAACCTCCGCCGTGACCAAATAGCTTATTTCGCGCCGCTCAGTCTTCCGGCGAAACAGGCCGCGTTGCTTCGTTTCGATTGATCCGCCGTAGATCCACGACGCCTTACGGCCGCGCAAGTCGACAACCCCGATGGCGGAGAGACCGCGAACATCATCTTCAACGATCGAGAGATCTTCGATGCGGAAGCGGAAGAAACCATTCCCGACGGGAAGAATCTCGATGCGCTTACCGGCTTGGATTTGTTCGCGATCGACCGCTACCCGAGAATCATTAACATTCCGCGACTCCAGATAGATGTTACGGGTTTGTTGCTCAGACCAAATCGCCGGTTCGACCGTATTACCCTCAAGGACAACGTACCAGCTTCCGCTGATCGTACCGGCCGACTTCGCCAAGCCGACTGCGGCTCCGATGCCAAGCGCCGAGACTCCGGATGCCTCCGCAGCGCCACTCTTCAAGACTTCCGCGAACGTAAATTGGCTGAGCAAACTAAACTGCGACTTCTGGACCTCCGCCAGAACGTTGATGGAGATGCCGAGATCAGCCAGCTCGAGGGCGTCGACCTGCACCACGCTAACCCGATAGGTAATCCCGGAGGCTTCGGCAACCGGAGGAAGAAACGAACCTTGAGGCGCACGCACAACATAATAGTCCTCAGTTCGCGCCGCCGGCCACTCCTCGCCGACCACACCTTGCAGGCCATCAGCCCCAACTGCAGACCTCGGAACGATATAGGGTGCCGCCAAATCGGGGGCTTTTATCTGATACCCCCAGGGCGTTTTTATCGCCGCCCAGCCATGAACCTCCGCGATCGCCCGAAGGTAATCACCAAACGGGAAATCAGGCGGAGACCGAAACACCCGCGCCTCAAGAACAACCGATTCAGCGACGACAATAACGCCCGCCTCATTTGCCACTTGCGCCAGGGTGGGAAGACCGGAGTTCGTAACCCCGGGCAGAGCCTTTTCCGGCAAAACCATTAAAGGCGGGTCGCCTGATGCCTTCACTGGCAGCTCCTGTGCGGCCATCGAGAAGGGAATTAGCGACGCCATCCCCAGCGCCGCCCAGAACTTTGGTTTCGATTTCGTTTTCGTTTTCATGAGAACCAGACTTCACGGATTTCGTCATACTAAACATATAATCCATAAAAAGCCACAACGCAACGGCGACCAAAAAGAGAACCAACATAATTGGTTTCTCGGCAAGCACCCCGAGGACCCGCCTAACAATCCCCTTACGGGCAACTTCCTTTTTAAGCTCCCCCTCCCCTTCAGCGACCGTCAACATCGATGCGCAAGCGTCCGTGTAATAAAGCGCAAAATCCCGCGCCCGATGCCGGTGCAGCCGGACCCTGCTTGCCGTAGCATTGGCAGCGCCCCCGATATCCCAATGACGCACGAGGAACAATGGCAGTTTGATAATGCCAAGCACAGGGTGCTGGCAGAAATTGTAACAACTAATATGTTCGCTGACCAGGTCACGCGGTTGTTTCGCGATATGGCTAAGGGATTGAACAATGAGATAAGTGTCGTGCCCAACGTGCCTGTGGATGCGCGCATACTCGCCAAGAATCCGCGCCGCCCCCTGACCTTTGCCAACGTAGTCATAACTATTGAGGAACTCCCCAGCCTCATCGAGGACAACCAACGCGCCCTTCGGGGCTTGCTCCCAGAACCGCGCCGAGGAATTTGATGCGCCCAAACCGTGACTCCCGCCAATCGCGCCGGGTTTCAACTCAACAAGCTGCGCCGGGTCGAACTCCAAACCAACCCGCTCGAACTCGGCCCGGATCCCATCGAACTTGAAACTGATATTCGTCGCCACAACGCGACGGCTATAGAGCAGCACCGGCATAATGATTTGCGAAACCACGAAGCACGTCTTCCCCTCGCCCGGACGACCAGTAACGGCGCGAATCATCTAATAAATCCCGGGAAAAAGTTTCAGAATAATCTTTACCGTCATTAAGGTCAGCTCAATACCAATACAGACGGACAACGCTGCCAGAATGGTCGGCAAATCAAGAAACGTATTAACAATCCCGTAAACGGACGGGAACGAAGGAAAATTATCAGCTATGCTGGCGACAAAACCGACCAAAGCCAGCTCGTATTGATGCCAAGCAGCCTCGAAATAAGCCCAAACCCAAGCAATCGCTTGCAGCAATTTCGGATACATCCAATCCCACGCTATAGCGGCTACTGTCAAAATGGCGTCCAACAACCAAACGTTCGCATTGTAAACGGCATTGATTACCGAACCGATGGCACTACCCCACCAAGTAATGGATCTCTGAAACGCTTCGGCGAGGAAATCAAGTATCGTTTGCATAAAATCTAAGTCTGGACGTTAACCACGCACCGATTATAGCACCCTATGTAAAGCACCATGATTAGAGCAATCGTTAAGACAGTGCGCATCGTAGCATAAGGACCGCTCGCAAGCATCGCATCGATATCCCCAACGCCCCCATATTGGCCAGGAATCACAATCGCTTCCATGCGCCCCAAACCAATGCCGTTAAAGGCCGTCTCGAAAGGATTCGATGGTTGATCGACGTGTGGGACAGGCAGCACTGGGTCATCGTCAGGGGGCTCAACCGGAGGCAACGTCGGAAGCGTGTCCGGGCTGATGCCAGGTACGACCAGTGGAGACGGTGGGCTAACCTCATCCTGAGTTAATTGCTCTTCGAGCTTCTCGCCGTTCGTCTCGATCTTGTCGCAAATAATCCGCAACAAGAGCTCCAAAGGCATCTTGTCATCGGGATCATCGTAATCCCCGTCGTTATCAACATCGACACCAATAATGAGTGTGGAATTTATCTCGATCAACACATCAAGGCACTCACAAATATCGTCGATGGATGAACCGTTACTAGCGGACTGGTTGACCAAATCACCGAGGAACCCAGTGACCGCCTGATGCTCGGCGTCCATTTGGGCGAGGAGATCTAAAGAAGCTTTGGTAATGCTAAGATTCATGGCCTCGAGCTCGGCGACTTGATCCGCGCTAAGGTCGCCAAGCAAAGATATGTCTGTCGCGACGGCAGCAAGCTTCGCGTTCATGGCCCTCGCCTCTATTGAGGTCGCAAGAACGGATGCGCCGGTGAGCGAACCGTATGACACATGATCCGCATCGAGCACGCCGTTGAATCCCAGAGAATAACCATAGTACGAAAGGTAGTCATAAATCTGCCCAGTGTCAAAAGTGTCATTGAAGTCATTCCTCAGTCCCACCAATTGCGAAAGGAGCTCCGCCGAAGCGACCTGCACATCGGCGACAGCATCGACGGTATTCGCGAACCCGGTAGAGATGAGCGCGTTAATCGCCGCGAGCTCATCGACCGTGGCGGTCGATCCGGCGATCAGAGAGTTCAACCTAACAATCGAAGTAGCCAAAAATGACCTAATGTTTTCTAGCTTCGCCAGCTGAGAAGAATTCTGATCATCAGCCACAAATGCACTCGTCAGCAAAACGTCTTGCAAATCATAGAGGAGATCGACTACTTCCGCGAGTTGAGAAGCGGAAGCGGCCGCGCTCAATTTAATGCCCGACTGAGCAGCCAAGGACGCAACAAGCGTCGCAGCGATTTGTTCCATCCTCGCCGTTATCGTCGTCGCCCCATCAACGGGGCTAACGAGGGAGTCGTAGACTTGGGACAGCCAACCCTGAACGTCGCCAAGCGCACTCTCCATGGATGCTTGATGGGTGACTATGTACGCCGCGAGGGCAGCAATCCCCGGATCATCGGCGGCCAAGAGGACGGAGGCACCGTCCAAGTTAGCTTCGATATAGGCAACAAATTCCGAGGTGATGCTTATGTAATTATTGCCCTCCGCCTCATAATTCACGGTGATGTCAACCTCAGGGTCCTGAGCCACTAGCGACCCACCCAGAAATGCCAACCCGCACAAAACGCTAACAATGTTATACCGCATAAAATTCCTAAATTAATTTGAGCGATGCCTTCCAGCATCCTGATGATTTCGTCTCCTTGCGCCTCGGTCATTTAGAAAAAAACGGGAGCGTCCCCGCCTGAGTTTACCTTAATTAATTAACCAGCCTTGCGGGTGAACTTCTTGTACAGCAAGAAGATAATTCCCAGGAGGAACAACCCGATCGCGAATGGCCCAACTTTCGACATCGCGCCATCGATACCATCAGCAACCTCCGACGAAGCCGCGTCAAAATCGTACGCGACCGCCGAAGCCGTCTCACTCATATAAACGACCGCGACCGCGAGGCAGGCGAGCATTGCACCGATTTTGTTCCGAAGGAACACGACGACTCCCGCAAGGGGACCAGTTTTCTCTTTTTGTGTTTTCATTTTTTCTAATCGAGCACGTCACGCAGGAAACGGACGAGCAAGAATCTTAGAAACCCAAGCAGCACACCGACGCAAAACGCCCAATACGGGAACGCCGTAACGTCGGTGGGCAGATCGATGATAATTGCAGCTGTCATCATGGTTTCAAAATTTGCCGAGGCCGCCGCGCCCAAACGCGACGACCTCTTGCTTGATCGAGAGATCGCTTCTCGATCGAAGGAGGGATAGAGGGGGGGAGGGGTGGGGATTTTTCATTGTGCGATTATTTTTGGGCATACCTTGTCTTCAAGTAGCCCGCTACGGGGCAGGCGGCCCCAGCGCTTCGCGCCGGGACCACCCACCCCGGCGGGACCCACTCTAGAACGCTCAGGATCACCCCTAAACCGCTCTAAGGTGAGCCCCGAGGGACTCATTTCAAAACCGGGCAGAACTACCCACGGACAAGATACAGCACAGCGCAGAGCGCCCTGTTACCCCATCAGGCCGAGACCTTGTGTTTTTTCGATTTTGTGCCGGGGGCCAGTTCCTTCCTTCTGAGCTGGTAAAAGCGCTTGGACCGCTCCAAGCGCCTAACAGAAGGACTTGCAATGCCTGCACACAACACTATGCAGCCACGCGAAACCATAACCATCAAATCCCTGCTAGACTGATCACCAATTTTTCCCACCTCAAAGGCGTTAGCCCCAGCGAAGGAAGTTGTATGACCGATATGGCACCCTGAAATCGCTCGAGCCTTCTCGCGGCCTGACTCCGAAGAGATGGCGCGGAGATCGCTTAGATCGAGCGATTTCATGGTATAACGCACCCCCGACAGGGACGGGTTATAAGGACGGATTTTTGCGAAACCCCCCTTGAAGCCGTCTTTCCATAACCACTGCATAGCGAAGCAGTCGGCACGGGAAGGCTGCTCGGGGAGTCCCGCAATCAGCATATGAACATGATATCTGTCCCTCATCTCACCGCGCTCCTCAGACACCACAAAGGGTTGACCGTCTAAGACGACCGAACCCGAATGGAAACCGTAAATGCGCCGAAGCCAACCGAACACGCGATCAACCTTGTTACGGGTCTTTTTCGCGTTCCAATTGGCCCCAAATGTCAGTGTGCAAACAAGTTGCCACTTAACATTAAAGAGATGATATGACAGTGCGTTGATCACTTACTTGATATTCTTGTCAGAATTGGTTGCCAGCGCGAAATCGCCGCTAATGTTAATCCCTGAACCGAAGTTCGCAGGAGACATCTCGAGCGCCATCACATTGATCTTCTTTCCCACAAGGTCGGTTACCTTGCAACCCAGTGTCACTTCCTTCGACGCCGGATCGGAGACGTATAAAGAAAACGGGACCAGGCATTGAGGTTTTGCCGCATCAGCAAGTGCGAGTTGGACCCCTTGGCTTTTCTTCCCGAGGCCACTTGTTACCATTTGTACTTCCATTAATAGGATCATTTTTTTTTTGCGCTCCCCTAGTTTTTCGGCAACGGCGGGGGAGCAACGCCTGATGCCGTTTCGGACCCTGTATATTTCCCGCCGGCCGGTCCAATTTTTGCCGCTCGGGTTCGCTTACTCGCAAATTTTTTGATCATCGCGCCCACCAAGAAAAGCATAATCTGCCACCACACCGCACCCGCCACCATACCGGCGACAAACGATTGGGGGAAAACCACCTGAAGAACCGGCTCGATGATTTCACTCATAGTTTAGAAGGAGTCTGGAAAGTGGAACGGCGAGGAATTCTAAGGCTCCCCGCCGTTGTCCTATTGCCGTTGCCGCGGTTATTGTAGAGGGAGCAATTTTTGCGCCCGATTGCTTGGCCCTTTTTAGGCTTAGGCTTATCGAATGTGTATTGGCTGCGGTTGGCATTTGGGATCTTTCGAGTATTCAGATTTTGGAATTCGGGTCAACACCTTTTTGCACCATCGGTAAAAATGAGCGGTTTTAAAGCTAACAAACGCCAATTTCGCCAGCTGGTCGGGGGTGGTCCAGGGCAGAGGCATGCGACCGGGACGGTCACGCCACGCGGGGGGAAACGACGAGGCATGCGACCGGGACGGTCACGCCACGCGGGGGGAGAGGGGAGGCCGGGGCCGGAGGGGGGAGGTACCCCGGCCGGACCGTCCGAGTGCACCGGGCCGAGGACAAATCGGCGAGAAACTTTGCAATTGATTGGAGATACGCCGAAGGAGAACGCGGTGATACGAATCAATTCGGGAAGCGTTAAGCCGCTACGCGTAGTGGGGAGACCCCGACACCAAGGGAGATAGTTCCGGACTCAGACGCAGGGCCAAAGAGCAACAACGCCCCAAGTTCGCCCCGGCCGACCATATCCCTAAGGCCGGGAAGGCCCTCCTGCTCCGCAGCCGGAATTACATTTATCTTGACGCGTCCACGCGGCTCATAGTTTGGTCTCTATTAATTGCGCGCCCACCATTGGAGCATCGCAATCAGTACCAAAAATACCCAACATGATAATGATGCCAAGAAACCAAGCAAAACTAGCAACCCTAGCCGAAGACCAAATCCGCAGCCACTACCGAGACGAGAGCGCACACGCGGTGCGGGTCAACGCGATTGGCCCACTGGCAATCTCAATCTCGATGAGGTTGAGCAGATCCAGCGTCGCAGTTCCGTTCGTTGCGATCGGAATCTGTGATTTGTCTGGCGTGTCAACATACAGACTGATCGGGGCATGAGCAAGCTATCAAAGGTGTGCAGCTCCTCACGCCGCCTCCCGGTTGTCGCGGACTTCCGCCGGCCATGCTACCGACAGGGAACGATCCCCAGATTGTTCCCGGTCGGAAAGCTGATTAATTGCCCAAAATGCTTCTCGCTAGGCGTCTGGTTTGACGGCCAGCTCATCCATGCGCTCGAGCGCGTCGAAATGCAGGCAATGGGCGAGACGTTCTGGGCTCTGAGCATCACGAGCCATTGCGAGGTGTCGGCAGCTGGCCGGGATATTATCCTTGCCAGGGCATACTAAACAATCCCCAACAACCTCGAGCGCCTCGGCATCATTTGCCGAGGCGCTTATCATTGTAGCAGGGAGGCCACGTGCTTCCGGACGGTTTCGAGCTCGGCCGAGGACAGCGTGGATCTCCCGGCCCGGCAGTCGTAGAGCCGCCCCTTGCGAAAGCCACAACGCCTCTCGATTTCGTGCTGGTTAAGGACCGGCAAGATTTCCACCAGCCGATCCCAAGGGTCAATTTTCAATTTCGCTTTCATCCGTTATTTTAGGTTTAGGATTCAGATAGTGTCGACAGCTCCAAGGCAATCTAGAGTGCCATCGACAACGTAGACATAGCTGCGCTCGCCGTTATCAACTTCTTCGTAATCGATTCCGTCAGCTACCCAGGCGCATGCTTTTTTAAAATCTGCGAATGTTTCTATTTGGTAACAGCCGAATCTTTCGGCACTATACATGTTTATTCCCTCAGCGGTGTAGGTCGCGTCGAGTTGTGCTGCGATTTGTTCGGTTGTGGTTGTCATAGTGTTGGCTGGTTGTTGCTGGACATCCGCTTGGCTGTCCGTGATTTGGGCGGTTTCCGCCTCGGTGTTTGTATTTTGTTTCATGGATTTAATTGGGCGATGTCTGTCCGTGCCTCACCTATTGCGGTCGCTGAAGACGCGATGCGGCAGAGCAAGTCGCGGAACGGGGCGGGCGTGTGGATTCTCGGGGTCGAGTTAGTGCCGCCGCCACGCGCTCCGACTTCTCCGAGGCGTTTGGCTCGCTTTAGTCCCATGCGGGCCACAACGGCTGGATCATACTTGGCCTCGCTGTGGCCCCATCGAAGCTCTGGCAGCTGAACTCCGAGCGCGTAGAGCAGCGTCGGCTTTCGGGCATAGTGGCCATACTGGCCTTGCTCTACGCAGCATGTCCACCCGCCGAGCATATCGGCGGTTATCCATCCTCCGGAGCGTGGGGGGCGATTCAGGCCGAAGTTTGGCCAGGCATGGCTTCCCCAAGGATGTTCCAAGATTCCGCCGAATTTTCGGACGGATGCAAGTGCTGCGGCGAAGCATCCGCCGTCGTCACCTTTCTTTTTTCGTGTCCCAGTCAACTTTACCGTGAGCGGTTGTCCGAACCACATTTTCCCCCATCGCTGGCAGGGCGGATGAGCTACCACCGGGTAGGGTCCGTCGTATCGGCGGGCGTCTCTGATTTCGTCCCATGCATCTACGCCGGGCAATCCGTAATAGGCTCCTCCAGGTTGTACGTACAATGCTGCCAAGATCGGTTTGCCGGCTAAATCGTCGGTCATGATTTCGTGTCCTCGGGCTTGGCTCTCATTTTTCGGAGTTTGCCCGCGAGGAATGCGCTTCGTGATTGGTCTCGGCGCAGGCGGTCCAGCTTGGCCCACAGATCCGGCGGAAGCGTAATGCTGGACGAGATGACTGTCCGCCCATGTCCGGATCCGAGCTTTCGCCCGGCTCCGGCTCGTTTTCCACCTCGTGTCGGCTTCATACCCAGAACATCCCGGTCTCGAACACCTCCTCGCAGATCCTTTGGATGTCGGCCCGGATTTCGCTTGGATCATAAATGTCTGTCCCGGTGATTCGAATCGAGCAGGTCGTGTCGTAGCCTCCGCAATCGACATCGGCGTCTGGATATTCCTTGAGGATGGCGGCTTCATATTCGGCTTCAAGCGCCGCTTTGACTCGGGCGAATTGCTCCTCTCCGCAGGTGGCGGTCGGGTCTATTGATGATGCGTCGTGGCTTATTGTGATTTTCATTTGGTTTGGTTTGGTTTGGTTTGGGAGACGTTAGGGCTGGATGGGGTCGCTGGCGTTGAGTTGCTCGGCGGTGCTTAGTGCGGATCGGAGGTCGGAGAGGGGGCCGCTACGGTCGCCTTGTGGCTTCGATGTCGGCGTCCTGCTGGCGGATGGCCTCGCGGATGCGCCGGAGGTAGTCCCGGACGGAGCGGAGGTGGCGGTCAATCTCGTCCCGCTCGTCACGGGCTGCGGGGTAGGCGTCCGGCCCTTGTGGGTAGTAGTCCCGTGCGTTGAACTCGATGCGTTGCCAATTTTGGATGAACTCGTGGAGTGCTTTGTCGGCGGCGGCGTAGGAGTCATTGAGGGACTTGAGTGACGATCCGTTGATGTGGAGGATTGGATTGACGTGGGCGGTTGTCAGGGATTGGTCGTTTTTATCGAGTGGCATGATTTTGGTTTGGTTAGGGCTGGACGGGGCTGGCGGCGGTGAGTTGCTCGATTATTTCCTCGGCGAGTTGTCCGGCGGTGAGTTGGCTGTCGCGGAGGTCGGCGCGGA